CGGGAAGGAACAATATATACGCGTCTACCTTGATGCGTGGCAGAACGGAGCGGCTTCTCATGAGCCGCTTTTTACTGGCCTTGCCACAAGTCCATCGAGGGATATTGACGGGTATTTCGAGAAGAACACGCTGGAGTGTTACTCCGTATTAAAGGCTGCCGAAGATGTACTCCTTGACCGAGGATATTACGTCCCAGCAGGTACTGACGGTTCAACAGTGATACGTGAACTTCTCTCCTGCTGTCCGGCACCTGTTATTACAAATAGTACTTCTCCATCGCTTCAGTCATCCATTATCGCAGAGGATGGTGAAACTCATCTTTCTATGACAGAGAAGGTGCTCGCAGCTATCGACTGGCGTATACGAATATATGGTGATGGAACAATAGAACTATGTGAAAAAGCCTCAGTCGATACCACAGGATTTGATCCTATAGAACAAGATGTCCTCGAACCGACGATCACCGTCAAATATGATTGGTATTCTTGTCCGAATGTGTTCAGGGCTGTGCATGAAGAACTGTCTGCTGTCGCCCGAGACGATTCACCAGATAGTCCACTATCGACTATAAGACGAGGCCGAGAAGTTTGGTCTGAAGAAACCTCCTGCACTTTTAATACGGGAGAATCCATCAGTGAATATGCTGTCAGAAGACTTAGGGAGCTTCAGCAAATCAAGCTTACAGCAGAATATGACAGGCGTTTTCATCCGGACGTGCTGGTTGGAGATTTGATCAGGCTCCATTACCCGGTGCAGGGCTTAGACGGACTGTTCAGGATCAAAAGCCAGAACGTCGAACTTGGGTATAACGCGAAAACAACAGAGGAAGTGGAGGCAGTATGAGTATAAAAAAAGAATTTGTCGATGTCATAAAGTCATCGGGAAATAGAGAGACCAAGCCCTATGATACGCAGGCCACTGTTACAAGGGTGGAAGGCCAGACCGTATGGGTACATATTCCGGGCGGAGTCGATGAGACACCGATCAAAAGAACGATCAATGCCAAAGAGGGAGATATCGTGCAAGTTCGGATATCGGGCGGATCTGCATGGCTTATGGGGAATGTTTCAGCTCCGCCCACTGATGATACGCAGGCACTTCTCGCGACGGAGCATGCAATGTTGGCAGCATCCGCTGCAGAAAGCGCAATTGCATCGGCTAAGACAGCAAATGAGGCGGCGACGAATGCGAAGGCGCAGGCCGCAAACGCCACCACATATGCAGGCGAGGCAAAAACGCAGGCGATCACAGCAACAGAATCCGCCAGAGTAGCAGGTGTTGCAGCATCGGTTGCACAGGCTGCGGCAGAGGCGGCACAGGGTGATATAGACGAGCAGAAGGAGTGGTTTTGGCATGATGCAAACGGCTCCCATATCCTTGGCGCTGATAGTGGATATCGAAATGATATTACTTCGATCGGGATGAGCATCGTAGATACGAGCCGTGAGGTGGTCGTATCATCCTTTGGTGTTGATGAAGCATATATTGGCGAGAAAGGCAAAAATAACGTAACGATCACGGGATCAAGGCTCGCCCTTAACAACAACGGAAACGAAGTAGCCTACTTGAGCGGAGAACGTCTTTATAGCACGGACATTGTTGCGACGAATTTATTCATGCAGACAACGAATGCAGCAACCAGAGAACGTGTCGGAAAAGTCGGGTGGGTCATGAGATCAAATGGCCACCTGTCGCTAAGGAGGATGATATAAATGGCAACAGTATACGGAAACACATACACAGGTGACGGATACGGAGAACAGGTATATCTTGATTATTCTGTATCCCAGACGGGAAGTAAATTTACTGTTACAGCAAAAGCCGGAATAAAGGCAACGACAAAAGCGATATCCATCGATACGAGTGCTATGCTCGTCGACTCCGTAATGTGCGGTATCTATACGGGATCGTACCAGTCCACGGATTATGACAGCAATCAGAAAGCCTTCACACTTTCAAAAGGCTCTACAAAGCAGCTTGTATCTAAGACGTTGACGTTTGATAAGAGCAAGACCGGATCGCAGGTCGTAACTGTTAAGGCATACAGCCTCATAAGCTGGCTTGGCCTTATAATGACGGAGGCCACCACATCAAACTCGTCCTATGTTGGAGTGAATCTTACGGTTCCGCAAAAGACAAGTTACACCATAAAATTCAACGCCAATGGAGGAAGTGGTACAGCACCAACTGATCTTACAAAATGGGACAGTGAGACCGCATATCTGCCAAATAACACTTTTACCAGAAAGGGCTACGATTTCGTAGGCTGGGGAACAAGTGAATCTGGCGGCACGATTTATCTTGAAGGTGCAGCATACACAGGAAATGCTGCTGCAACGCTTTATGCTATTTGGAAATCCAATTACATCGCACCTACGTTAAGCAACCTGACAGCTACGAGGGTGGCTCTTGTTGATGAAGAATATGTTGAAACGGACGACGGAAACCTTGCGCACGTGAAATTCAACTACTCTGTGCCTTATGAAGATTATGAGGAACTTTCTCACACGATCAAAATAGGCATAAAAGCAACTGATGAAGATGAATATACCTATGTAAGCGTGGAAGGCGAATACGAGCTGGTCGATGCCGTTATTACAGGTATTGTCCTTGATACGGAGAAAGCTTATGACATCATCGCCATGATCGAGGCTGAAGGCTATACGGCTGTTTCAAGACACACTTACATAGCCGCTGCCTATTACATCATAGATGTTAATACCGATGGCACAGCGATCGGTTTTGGAACGGCTGTAGATGACGAAGATAATGGTTTGATATCCGGCTTCCCTATCGCCATAAATGATGAATCCGGAGAAAAGGCTTTTTCTGTGGGGCTGGACGGGATTCCGCATTGCAGAAATGTAAACAGTGACTTCGGGACAATCTTCAATCTTATATATCCGGTCGGCTCAATATATATGAGCGTCAATGCAACAAATCCGGGCACCCTGTTTGGAGGAACATGGGAGCAGATACAGGACAAGTTCTTACTGGCCGCTGGCTCCTCATATGAAGCAGGAAGTGCAGGAGGCAGCGCTGATGCTTCCGTGATAGCCCATACACATACCGTCACGGGTACGGCTGCATCAAACGGTGCTCATACGCATAGCATGAATAAACAGTGGAGCGACGGCTCTGGTTCAAGTTCCGCTTACATGAAGACATCAAACAGAACTCTTACGACAAAAAGCACAGCATCTGCCGGAGCACACACTCATTCTGTAACAGGTACCGCTGCAAGCACGGGTGTAGCTGCAGCAGGAAAAAACATGCCGCCGTATCTTGCCGTCTATGTCTGGAAACGAACTGCATAAAGGAGGACGTAAAATTGAACTGCATAATCGCTTTACTCGCAGGAGTCTGCCTCGGCATTCCGCTGGGCTGGGCTCTTTTATTTTGCCTTGTTACTAAAGACATCTGGCCGAAAGAGCCAAAGTCAAAAGATGAATGGAAAGTCATGTAAAGGAGGTATTTGCTATGAAGGAATTTTGGTTGATGATTCAGGCCGTGTTTACAGGACTCGGCGGCTGGATCGGTTACTACTTGGGAGGATGTGATGGTCTATTGTATGCACTTATCGCTTTCGTTATAGTCGATTACCTGACTGGCGTCATGTGTGCAATAGCCGACAAGAAGCTGTCAAGCAACGTGGGATTCAAGGGCATCTGCAGAAAGGTGCTCATTTTTTTACTCGTCGGCATTGCCAACATCATCGATGTTCAGGTGATCGGGCAGGTCGGAATCCTGCGCACAGCTGTTATCTTCTTTTATCTCTCCAATGAAGGTGTGAGCCTTCTGGAGAACGCCGGTCATCTCGGGCTGCCGATTCCAGAGCAGCTTAAGACTGTTCTGGAACAGCTCCATGACCGTGCCGGAAAGGATGGTGATCAGTAATGGGATATACAAACAGCAAGCTGGTCGTCTACAAGAAGCTCTCCCCGAATCACTCCGGAAAGAGAACCCATGCCATCGACCGCATTACACCCCACTGTGTCGTAGGCCAGTGTACCGCAGAAGGCCTCGGAAGCTGGTTTGCAAAGACATCCACGCAGGCCTCCAGCAATTACGGAATCGATAAGGATGGCCGCGTCGGGCTCTACGTCGAGGAAAAGAACCGCTCATGGTGCTCCTCCTCTAATGCCAATGACCAGAGAGCCGTGACGATCGAGTGCGCTTCCGATACCAAGGAACCATACACGATGAACAGCAAGGTCTATGCGACGCTGGTCAAGCTCTGCGTGGACATCTGCAAGCGCAACGGAAAGAAAAAACTGCTCTGGATCAGCAATAAGAGCAAGGCGCTGAATTATGTACCGAAATCTGATGAGATGATCCTGACGGTGCACCGCTGGTTTGCTAACAAGTCCTGCCCGGGCAACTGGCTCTACAGCAGGCTTGGCAAGCTGGCCACAGAGGTCACAAAGCAGCTCGGCAGTTCCACTGCTTCAGGCCTGAAGGCATCCAGTCTTAAGGATCTGTCCGACGCGGATGTGATCAAGAAGGTCGGTGCTCTCTTCACTGCTGATATGAAGAAGTCCGGCATCCTTGCTTCCGTCTCCCTCGCGCAGTTTATTCTGGAGTCCGGCTACGGCAAATCCGAGCTGGCGCAGAAAGCCAATAACTGCTTCGGCATGAAGAAGTCCCTGTCCGGCAACACATGGTCTGGCTCTGTGTGGGATGGAAAGAGCGTCTATACCAAAAAGACGAAGGAACAGAACAAGGATGGATCGTACACCACGATCACTGCCGACTTCAGGAAGTATCCGTCTGTCGAGGATTCCATTGCGGATCACTCCGCCTACCTGCTCGGTGCCAAGAATGGAAGTAAGAAAAGGTATGCCGGTCTGAAGGGTTGTAAGGAATACAAGAAGGCGGCAAAGATCATCAAGGACGGCGGCTATGCGACCAGCCTCACCTATGTCGATAAGCTCTGCAGCATCATCGAAAAGTGGAAGCTGACGCAGTATGATGTGAAGTCCGGTTCCTCTTCCAAGAAGTCCATCGACACCCTTGCCAAAGAAGTGATCGCTGGCAAATGGGGTAACGGTGAGGAACGTAAACAGAAGCTCACCGCTGCCGGATATGATTACAATGCCGTTCAGAAAAGAGTCAATGAAATGCTGTCATAATTCTTCTCTCGCCGCTTGTGGGCATCACGCCTGCAGGCGGCTCTTTTTTATTTCGTCAAATCGCCCTCCCCACCTCCAGTGGAAAGTAAAGGAGGTGTTCTCATGACAAATACATTAAGTCCGGAAGTCAAATCTGCCCTCTCCGGCATAACAACAGATCACTTTTTTACCCC